CTTTTAATTTTAACGTTTAAAGACTGGAACCCTAATTACGAATCGATTAGACCAGGCACTCCTATTGAAGTTACCTTGTCAGCGAACACTACACCTAGAAACTTCTTCGGCTACATTCACCACATCACACCTTCTGCTACCCCAGGAAAGATGTTTACAGAAGTTGTATGCATAGGAGGCTCGTTTCCCCTTAAGCAGGCTTCTCAAACAACTTACAGAGACTGTACGGCAGACCAAGTAATAAAAGAAATCTGTATCAAACACAGCCTACGTTTTATTGGAAAGCCGCACCCTAGAGTTTACGAAATGATATCTCAAGCGGGATATACCGACTGGCAGCTTGCTGTCCGTTTGGCAAAGCAGATTGGTTACACCCTGCGTGGGGAAAACACCGATATCTATTTTGAGCCCATCCTTAATGACTATGAGCTATACAAAGACACCGCTAAGGTATTTGTAATGAAAGACGCCAGCGATGTTACTGGCTCTACGTTGTACTCATTTCAGCCATCTATTGGAGAGTCAATAGAGTACGACGGAGAGATGAAGTCTGCTGTAGCTATTAGCGGTGTAGACAGATTCTCTAAAGCTGCTATGGCTCAGACCAAGCAAAAGAGAAATAAGACTACAAAGGCAAAACGTCAAGACGAGTTCTTTGACCGTTTTAACTCTTTAGTTGTAGCCCCTAATGCAGAGATTGCAACCTACGAAGCAGATGCGGCTGAAGCTAGAAACTCGTTCCCATATAGAGGAACAGCTAGTGTGATTGGTGACCCAACCCTTAGACCTAATATGCCAGTTTATCTATCTGGGCTCGGTCCTACGTACTCTGGATATTGGACTGTCCTGTCTGCGGAACACGTAATGGTTGAGACCGAAAGAAACGTCCCTACTTACGTTACTAATATTGTTGTAGGAACTGACTCTTTAGGTTCTGTAAATGGAGTAGCTGGACTAGAAGTTGCAGTCCCTGGCAGCCCAAAAAGATTAATTAAACCTGGAGTAGCTTCTGGTAGACCAAAGACTAGCAAGCCTCTTATAAAGAGTTCAGCCCGTAGAAGTAGCAATCAAAACAAAGGAAGCTTTGGAAAGATTGGTAACAGACAGAAGGTCACTGCAAAAACTAAGCAGCCTTCTACCTGGGTTGCTGATAAAAAAACTACTAGGGTAACCTTTACTCCTAAAAAGATTAAGTCACCTACCGTGGCTAACAGGGTAAGGAGCAGAGCAGCCCTATGATAGACGAGAAAAGATTCTATGGACTCTACCTAGGCATCTGCGTGGATGTAGAGGACGACCAAAACGATAACCGCATCCGCTTACAAGTACCTCAGGTACTAGGTCAATCAGAGACTGGTTGGGCTAGAGCATGCTTGCCTGTTACATCTAACAGCAACCACCCTGACCACAAGAAACATTTAGCTGCTGAGGTAGCCGCACTTTTAGAAGCTCACGCGGACCACTCAGTGTCGGGCACAACGGGAGGGGCGACAGTTTCTACCTTTGGGTCTCATACACACTCCTTCAGTTTTACGACTCCCCACACCAATAACCATACGGGAAACTCATTGACGTTAGACCATGAGCACGAAACCGACGCTGATACAGACAACAAATGGAATGATGACCAAGAGACAAACCTGACACCTGAGCATACACCGCATAGACTAGTACCTAAGCTAGGTCAAAAGGTCTGGGTTATGTTTGAGGGCGGAGACCCTAATTTTCCAGTATGGATGGGAGTTGAACTGTGACACAACGAGCCATAGCTCTACCTTTTTCTTTTAACTCTGCGGGAGAAGTCTCCTATACAACAGACGAGGCCAAGATTATCCAAGATAGACTTGTGCTAGCAATCATGAGTCGTCCAGGCGAACGAGTTATGCGACCAAGCTTTGGTAGCGCAATTTATGAGACCATGTTTGAAGACGAAAATACTGCCATAGCAATTGCAACTGAGGCAGTAGCCGCATGCTTTACAGAGTTCTTTCCTTACCTAGAGTTTATAGAGGTCCTTCCAGACGTAGACGGAGAGGGCACACTAGAGCTAGAGGTTAGATATAGAAAGTCCCAACAGACATTAACAGAGTCTTTAAGTATAAAGACTAAGACGTTCTCCAGAGCTGGAGAGGTACTACAGGAGGTCCGATAATGGCAAATGAAAACTATGTTCCGCAAGTAGATTACACCTCTCGTGACTACCTATCTCTCAAAGAAGAGATGGCAGCTCTCATCCCGTACTTTGCTCCCAACTGGACTAACCGCGACCCAGCAGACTTTGGCATGACCTTAATTGAGTTGTTTGCATACATGGGTGACCAGCTTAACTACTATATCGACCGTTCTTTGAACGAGGCTTTCATTACTACCTCCAGCCAAAGAGATAACGTTTTAAAAATTGCACGCCTTCTGGGGTACACACCCACAGAATCTACAGCTGCCAAGGTTACGCTGACCTTTCAGAACTCAACTGGAAGCACTATCACCGTACCAAAAAGAACTCAGGTATCAACTACTGTTGTAAACAGCGGTTCAACAACCCAGATTATTTTTGAAACTGACAGTGCGGTAACTGTGCCTGCAAAGGTAGGAACAACTAATGGTTCTATTACAGTAACGGCAACTCAAGGCGAGACACTTGGGTATGACGCAATCACACGCCCTACAGATGGAGAGCTAGGGGTATCTAACGGTGCAGCCAATCAATTCTACCCAATCCCAGACTCCCCAGTTATTGGTGGAAGCATTGAGATAGATGTATCTGGAGTTAAGTATTCTTATGTCCCATTCCTAATTGACTACCAAGATTACGACCCAGTGTTTACAACCTACACAGATGCTGAAGGCACTACATACGTTCAGTTTGGTGACGGAATCAGCGGACGTATCCCAGCAAACCAGGCAACTATTAAAGCTACCTACCGTATTGGTGGAGGCAAGCTGGGTAACGTTGCAGCTAACACTATTAAGTTTGTTAAAACAAATGCGACAATTGGCCTTACTGTAAATAACCAAGACGTTGGGCAAACCTCTGGGGCTGCTACAGGCGGAGCTGACCCAGAGGCAACAGACTCTATTCGTATCAATGCCCCTAAGAGCGTGAGAGCACTTAACCGTGCTGTATCACTATCTGACTACTCTAACATTGCTATTCAGGTACCTGGTGTAGCCAAAGCTAACTCTATTGCAGATGTGTATAGCAGTGTAACTATCTATATTGCACCGTTCGGTGACTCGGGTCTTCAGTCAGATGGGCAAACAGCCTCTGATATCTTTAACAACCTAGCCGTTAATATTGGTAAGTTCTTTGAGGACAAGACTCCACCAGGAACTTCAATCACGCTTCAGCCGCCTGCTTATGTAGACGTACGACTTAAGTTAGACTGTGTAGTACTACCGCAGTTTAGAGCTGACCAAGTAACAGCCTCAATCAGAGAAGCTATTACTGAACTGTTTGATTTTGATAACGTGTCTTTTAATGACCGTATCACTACAGCCGACGTACTAAGCGTCATTAGAGAGGTAGACGGGGTTGCCCGCGTCTCTATGAGCAAGATGATTAGAAAAGACGAAGATAAGGTATGGAGCATCAATAACAAGGTTCTATCAAATAGCGTAGCCACGCTTACAACTACAGCAACTCACAACCTTCAAGTTGGAGAGACTGTGTTGGTAAGCGGTGTTAACGCCCCTTTTGATGGCGCCTTTGTTGTTACAGCTGTAGCTCCTACTACATTTAGTTACTCTGTTATTAGTACAAACGTTTCTACAGCAGCCGTATCCCCTGTTGGAAAGGTTGCGTTGTTAGCTGTAAAAGACATCATTTGTTTAGAGAACGAACTACCTCAACTAGAGGTAACCAAGGTTGCTGGGGTAACAACTGTGGCGGGAATCGACTTGACAACAAGTGGAGGAATTAGTTAATGGCACGGTATGGTCTTGATTACTATAGCGCGTCCAGTTTTCCGTTAAGTTACTACGGAAACGATAACGCCCTTAATTACGATGCTAACCCTGTTTTTGCGCTGTCCTCTGGGTACAACCAGCTAACCCTATTTTGGACAAGCCCAGTGGGTGCATGGGTTAAATTACGCCTAGTAAGAAGCCCATACGGATTTCCTGTAAACGTAACTGACGGTGATAAAGTATTTGAAACTACTAGACGAGCAGACCCTCAGTTCTACATAGATAAGACATCTCTTATAAATGCAGACTCAAAAGTTTACTTCTACTCTATTTTTGTATTTGACTCTGTACAGCTCACTTGGGTATTAGCTGGACGAATGTCTGGTATGTCCGTAAAAGACTACGGAACCGCTGACAAGATGTACAACTATCTGCCACAGGTTTATAAGTTAACAACCCCGTATGTAGCGTCAGAAGCTACAGACAATAATGATTTGCGTAACTTCCTATCCCTATTTGCTTACGAGCTAGACCACACAAGAGCACTAGCAGAAATTATTACAGACCGCTATAACTTTGAAAGAGTTACAGCCAGCTCTATCCCACTTTTGTTAAATCAGTTTGGTCTTAGGTATGAACCAGAAATTGGGTTTCAACAGTCGCGTATCCTTGTAAGAGACTCTGTTCAGCTAACAAAAGAAAAAGGCTCAGCCCAAGGTCTACGGGAATATATAAAAGGATTTACAGGATGGGCATGTCCAGCACCGATTGCTGGAACACCTAACCCAACAATTGACGGCCTACAAGTAAGCCACAACCTAATGTTGGACTACAACGACTCTTCATTTGAAGAAGGTATTGGACACTGGACAACCCCAGACAGCACAGCTTCTTTATCTCAAATGGGTGTCAAGTCTGTTACCAAGTATCAAACTAATAACAACAACCTTCGCATGATTATTGGCGCTAACGGTTATAAGGTTGGCGACAAGATTACTATCAGTGGATTTAAATCCCCTGCATATAACTCTAGCTCTCCTGTATCTATCACTGGAGTTGACCCACTTAGTTACATTGAAGTTATTGTTTCTAGCCCAGATATTGCTTTGGTAGATGCCTTTAACAAAGAAGCAGACGCTTACCCAAAGGTTACTCCGTACCCAACCCCATACTCAGAACCGACTGCCCCCGCACTTTACCCAAATAAACAAGGTGGAGTTTTATCTGTAGCAAACTCAACAGCATCGCCTAAGGTTGTCACGTTATCTTGCGGAAGCGCCTCGCCAAAAACTTTAGGAATCCCCATTAACTCTGGAGATACTTACACATTTAGCATCTATACCGCGGCACTCTCGACTGCTCGAAGCCTTACAGCGGGAATCAGTTGGTATGACCGTTTTGGAACATTTATGTCAACTACTACAGGTAACCCTGTAACAAATGCAACTGGTGCCTTTTCAACAAGAGCGGTTGTAACTGCAGCAGGTCCTTGTAATATCACTCTAAACCCATTCTTTGCTACCGCAGGAACTGGGTACGCAGATGGCGTTTATACAAACGTTCCACTAACTAGAGTTAGTGGCAAAGCATTTACTATTGCACCAAGAGCAAACATTGCTATCTCTGGTGGGTCAGTGTCATCTCTATCTATTACAAATGGTGGTAAAGGCTCAGATACAACAACCATCTTCTCTTTTGATAAAGCTTCCATCGGTAGCGCAACAGGCTCTGGCTTCCTAGCCACCGTTAACCGCGTGCAGGAGTCTTACTACGCAGCCCCTACTATCTCTATCTCTAGCGTAGCCAACGCCGCAAGCGGTGAGCGTCACTACTTTGATGCAGCACAGTTTGAAAAAGCTGGAGCTGTTACAGATTTTGATGAGGCTCGTCAAGTACATATTACTATGAAGGCTAGCCGCATTAACGAAATTAAAAACCCAACCTTTAATAGTGCAAACAGCTTTGCACCTTGGGGTTTTACAAACGGAACACCAACAGCCTCAAGCGCTCAAACTGACCCTATTGATGACCTGTTAATTATTGAAGGTTATCAACAGGCGGGTACAACAGCAGAAATATCTCTATCAACAGTTCATGCGTATAAAGCTAACGATATTGTTGTAGTAGAAGGTTTGCCTGCTGCATATAACGGAGTAAAGACAATTACTGCAGTTACCGACTTTACAGTCAGCTACACCGTTAGCCCAAGCGCAACCGTGGCGTTCACCGCTGATGCGGGAACTATCGCTAAGTCTGGAAACTCTTGCTTAGTAACTAAGCCTGCAACTGGAAACACAGAAATTAATGCTGCGTCATCTTCTGCAACCTACATGGATATTCATTACCCATCTACTAACTACACTTTTAGTGTGTATGTAAGACGAGTTACTGGAACTGCTGCCCCAACTGTGCGACCAGTTATCTATTGGTATGACAGCACTAAGACCGCCATCTCTAGTAATTTGGCTGACCTTGTAACAATTAGTAGTTCTACGGAATGGTCAAGAATCAATGCAACCTCGGTAGCCCCTGAGAACGCCGCCTATGCAAGCGTGTCTGTTATCTGGACTAATGGGGCAGCCAATGACTCAATCGCATTGGACAACGCCTTGTTTGAAAACAGTCCGTTTGTACTCCAGTACTTTGATGGAAGCCAGGGCTTTGGTTCTACTGCTGAACTGTTCTGGGAAGGCCAGACCCCTAACCTAGCCCGCAGCCACTACTACAGAAACCGCGTCGCTATCTCTGACCGCCTTGCAAAAGGTGCCTTAGACGAGTGGCTTGTTAGCGGCTCTACCTACGCCCTATACCTAGCTCAGCCAAAGACGTAGTATGATGCTCCCATGTTGGAGCTGATACTCGTTGGTTGTTTTACTGGGTTCTTCCTAGCTACAGTGCGGAATCTAGTAGACGTATTAAGTATTTTTATACCTACTTCCGTAATTAATGCTGTACTTTCAATTATATTTGCAGGCGTAGCCGTGTATTTAGTTGAAATTTCAACTACTAAACAGTTCATCCTGTGGACAGTCGCTGGAGCTTTCCTAGGCGCTGCCCTCCTTGCCATAGTTGAGCGCGTGTCCACCTACAGGCCAGCAGTTGTTAACACTGCCAGAGATTAGTGATAGGGTACAAGGGACCTAAGGAGGTCCTATGAGCAAATATTATGTTCTAGTGGCTGGTAAAGGAGCCACCAGTAGACAAAACGTTGAAGCGTTAATGGAAGACCATTACTACGCAAAAGGCGATGGCGGAACTGTTGTAATCGCTATTGAAAAAATGGCAACACCATCACAGGTATTTGTTGCACAGTTTGCTAAAGATAAAAACAAAGAGATAGTTCTGGTTGCAAAGCCAGACGCTGACTTAGGCAACATGCCTGCCGCATCAGTAGTTCATGATGATGAGCCAATTAAAAAATCTGTAGAGATAGTTGCTGGCGCGGACACATCTGCGTTCCTTCTTTGGGATGACGGGGATGAAGCATCGCTTGCAGTATTGGCGTCTTGTAAGAAAGCGGGCATCCCTTGCTATGACTTGATTAACGGGCTGTCAGAGATAACACCATCTGAAACTCTTAAGGAGCCAGAGCCAACCCTATTCCCCCAAGCTGAGATGGTCACAGAAAGCGAGGAGACCGATGAGGAGGAAGAAGAAGTCGACGAGGAAGAAGCCACCGAAGAAGACGACGACGAAGAGTACGAAGACGACGAAGACATTGAAGATATCTATGCGGGAATCGAAGCGATAGCTCGGGTATTCGCCAAGGTATTCATCGAGGAGTGGAAGGCCCAGAGTGGCCCTAAACCCTAAGACCTTAGCTGTACTCCTACATATAGCCGTTTATGGGGCTCCAGAGGGCGTTAAAGGCCTTTCTAGGGACTTTGAGGTAGGTCGTGGGCAGATTGATTCTGCCCTGGCAGAACTAGCCTCTATTGGCCTTGTACGGCTTTCTAACGGAAAAACGGCAAAAGGGACATTCTGGTACAAAGTGGAGATGACCCCAGAGGGCGTAGAGTATGCCCATAACTGGATGACTGGTAAGAAACCGTTAAGGGTTTTACCGAACGGTAAAACCCGAATCTCCATATCACTGAATAGCAATATAGCAGATACCTATAAAGCAGATATTCCATATAGCAATGAGCAGTATGGCTTATATCCTTATTCAGTTAACCAAGGTGCGGAACAGAGTTCCGCACTAGAAGGAAACGAAAAAATAGGAGGAATCATGAGCTTAGGCTCAACGCCAATAGACCCAGACGATTTAGCTGATGAGATGCGGAAAGACAAAGAGCGCAAGAAGCAGGAGCGCAAGGAGCAGTCAGAGGCACACTACAAGAACCGCCAGCGCATCCGCGCCAGCCGTGCTGTAGTTGACTGGTCGCCTGCCGACGTCGTTAACCACTTTGCCGAACAGGTAAAACAGATTTGGAACGTGGAGGATGTAGCGTTATCCCAACGACCTAAGTTGGTTAAGGCTATGGACCTGTTCCGTATAGACAACGACACCAACGGCGAGATTGATAAGTATCTTATTGATGCTTACATATCGACAAAAAAGTTTGATAAGACTAAGTTATATAACCCAGAAGAAATCTTCTGGGGCTTTATCAACTGGGCTCCGTCAAAGGTTGGCGAAGCCAAGCGCTCTGTAAAGGAAGAAGACCTAGATGCTGTTGCCATTGCACGAGCAAAGAACCGAAAGCTGTTAGGGTTGAACTAATGTACAAAGTAGAAGAGCAAAAAGTTCGTCGCAAGATGTGGATTAAATCTTCCAACATCCCTAAAGCACGACTTGGTTGGACACTAGATGACTGCGTTGATACTGACCCCGAAGACATCGAACAGATACGTGGTTGGATTAGTTTGCTAGACCAAGGCGTTAATGTAAGAGCCTCTGGTAGCAGACACTGTGGCAAAGGATTAATGCTTGCAGGTAAGCCAGGACGTGGTAAATCAACGGTGGCTGTTGCAACCATCCAAGATATCATGCGGCTTTCCCCTCCGTCTGCCTTTGATGTAGAGGACGGCCTAACACTTATCCGTCCTTGCTACTTTATGACCTTCAATGACCTGCTTGCATTATCAGGTCAGATGATGGATAGCCCGACAGACTGGGAGGAGGTCCTCTACTATGGTCTCTTAGGTGAAGCGCACGACTCCTATAACGTCAGAGTCCTAGTGATTGACGATGTAGGTAAGGAGCACGCCAGCCTAAGTGGGTGGCAGAAGAACGTTCTGCATCATGTACTACGTACACGGTTCAACCTTGGACTGCCAACCATAGTAACCACTAACGTCAGTCTTGACGACTGGGGTAGTCTTTACGGAGATGCTACTGAAAGTTTTGCTAAGGAAGCGTTTATGTATTTGCCTATGGTTACTAACAAAGGAGACCTACGAGAATGAGCAAGGTAATGGAAACTAAACTAGTACAAGTGTTTCTTAGTCAAACACAGTCGCCTGGTCCTGGTATCTATGAAGTATCAGTAGACGACAACAACAAGTTGTACTGCACCTGCCCTGGTTATCAAGGTCGTAGCACCTGTAAGCATGTTAAGTTTGTAAGCGCACGTATCAAAGCAAACGGTGGCGACAACTACCCACTAGAGTTTTCTAGTCGTGCGTCTAAAGACGACATCAGTAATGCCCGTTCATCAAAAGAAGCCTTCAGGGAGTTTGTAATAAACTTCGGTAAGATAGAAGTCTTTTAATGAAGAATGGGGATATCAGTAACGAACTCCCCAGAAGGATATTAGTTACCACAGACATTATTATGGATGTGGAGATGACAGTAAAGCGTAAGCTTTTAGTAATCCCATCCGTAAAAGTAAATAAAAAGTTTAAACGTGATGCTTTGTCCTATTTGTATGTTTTTACAACTAGGGCAGGTTTCACGCTTGAATTAGTATCATTTGAATATGATAACGATACGTTATCTGAAACTATGGATGCACTTGACAACATGGGTACTAACCCATTTAGATACTACACGGCGTATGAATCGGACAAACACTTGCTCAGCGAACTTCCCTATCGACCTGAAGTAGTTGGCGTTGTTGATGTAGACTCTCGCCTCCTACGTTACGGACACTGGGGAAGGACATTCGCTGACTTACAATGAACAACGAACTACGACTATTAAGTAAAGTATTAGAGAGCCGCGACCTCGCCCCATTATTTGACCGTGGTGTTAAAGACGCATGGTTTGTAGATGGTGAAGTAAGACGTGTATGGGTTTTTGTACGCGACCATTTTTCTAAGTATGCAGAGTGCCCAAGCCTTGATGTAGTAACGCAGAACTTCCCATCATGGAAACAGCATGAGTCTCCTGACGCCCTAGAGTATTTAATTGACAGCGTTGTTGCTGCACGACGTTCCTCTTCATTCTTAAAGATGATTGAGTCTGCAGCTACTACATTTGGTGCTACTAAAGACCACGAAGAGGGACTGCGTATAGTTCAGGCTGGCATCATTGGTTTAGAAGAGGACGGCCTAGGTAAGACCAGCGATGTAAACCTTATTGATGAACCACAGAAGCGTTGGGATGAGTACACCTTCCGTAAGAACAACCCAGGTCTACTTGGAACAGCAACAGGGTTCCCTAGCGTTGACCAAGTTACTGGTGGTCTACAACCTGGTCAGTTGATTGTGATTGTTGCTCCACCTAAAACTGGTAAGTCAACAGTTGCATTACAGTTTGCACAGAACGTTCACCTACAAGATAAGTCTGTTATGTTCCAATCATTTGAAATGAGTAACCACGAACAGCAGACTCGTTACGATGCTATGCGAGCACGCATCTCTCACACACGTCTTATCAATGGTTTGCTTGACCAAGAAGAAGAAGCAAGATACCAAGCAAAGCTACGTTCTATGGAGAACATGCGTAAACCGTTTTGGTTGGTTGACTCCGCTAATGGTTCAACAGTCTCTGGTATTTCTAGCAAGTTATCAGTGTTGCACCCAGAGATTGTATTTATCGACGGTGTGTACTTGATGATTGATGAGCAGACTGGTGAAGCCAATACTCCGCAGGCCATTACTAATATCACTCGTTCCCTAAAGCGCATGGCACAGAAGTACAAAGTTCCTGTAGTTATTACAACTCAGGTACTTAACTGGAAGATGCGTAAGGGTCAAGTAACTGCTGACTCAATCGGTTATTCATCTTCCTTCCATCAGGATGCTGACGTTATCTTTGGTCTACAGCGTGAAGACGAAAACGTAGACGACACTCGTATCTTGAAGGTGCTAGAAAGCCGTAACTCTGGACGTATGGAGATATCGCTTATCTGGGATTGGAGCACAGGTACCTTTAGGGAGATTGACTCAAATGACATCTAGCATTGAGGACACTCTAGAAGTTCTAGGTCTAAAGGTTGTATCAATAAGAAACAGCGAGATACAACTGCACTGCCCTGCTCACAAGGAACGTACAGGAAAAGAAGACAATAACCCATCATTTTGGATTAATGGTGAGAATGGTTTATTTATTTGTTTTTCTTGTCACTGGAAAGGTGGCCTACAAACTTTAGTTAGATACTTAGGTGGTAGCACTGATGCTATAACAGATATAGATTTAACTGTTGACAGGCTTACCGCCCGTATCAAGCAACTGATTGAAGGCGATAAACCTAAGAAAGAAGAGTACGCCCCAATCCATGAGTCAATGCTTCACGCTTTCAAAGAGGTACCACAAGACATTTCTTTGAGTAGAGGTCTATTACCTGAGGCAGTAGCTAAGTACGGTGTTAAATGGAACTCTAACCAAGGCAACTGGATTATCCCCATCAGAGACCCTATGACTAACAAGTTGTTAGGTTGGCAAGAGAAGGGTCAGAAGACTAGGTTCTTTAAGAACACCACTGGAGTTAAAAAGAGTGAAGCCCTATTTGGGTATGAGCACTACAAAGGTGGAGACATGATTGTTGTTGAGTCTCCACTAGATGTTATCCGCTTAGCGTCGGTTGGCATCCAGGGTGGGGTGGCTACTTATGGTTGCGCTGTCTCTGATACTCAGTGGAGCATGATTAGAGGGGCAACCAGACCTATCTTTGCGTTAGATAATGATGATGCTGGTCGGGCTTGTACAGAAGACTTACGATTTAAAGCCATGGATATTGGACTATCGTCTTGGTTTTTTAACTACTCACAGACTGACCAGAAAGATGTGGGCGGCATGTCTCGTAAGGAAATAGAGTGGGGTTTGCAAAACGCTAGACACATACTAGGATTCATGCCATGAGCAGCAGTGCTAAGTGGATGGATGCAGGTCCTCTGCGCGATTATCTAGAAAAGGTCGCAGCAGATAACAAAGAGCGTGCTAAGTACTGCTCGTTCTGTGATAAGCCTACTGCAGACCATTGGGAAGCATTAAGAGGTTCACCCACTTTAATTAGGGCATGCAAAGAGTGTTGCCCAGAGGAGCACGAATGATTATTGGACTATCTGGCTACGCACAGTCAGGAAAAGACACTGTGGCTAACTATCTATCCGAGTACGGGTTTACTCGTCTTGCGTTTGCTGACCCTATACGTAAGCTTTTGTATCAGATGAACCCTATTGTTAAAGAAGGCTACAGAGTTAAAGGTGTTGTAGATGCTTACGGATGGGACAGGGCAAAGGTTGAATTTCCAGAGATACGAACTCTATTACAGAACTTAGGCTTGGGAGCTAGAGACCTATTTGGTGAGGACTTCTGGGTGCGACAGACTGTAAATTTAAATAGAGATAGTATTCAAAAAGATTTTGTTGTTACTGATGTTAGATTTATTAACGAAGCTAAAGCTATTAAACTAATTCCTAACTCACAGATATGGCGTGTTATTCGGCCTGGGGTAGAGGCGGTCAATGGGCATGTGTCAGAGACCGAGATGGATAATTGGAAGTATGACCAGACCTTCTTTAATGCAGGTACAATAGAGGACCTAAAAACAACTATTGCTGTAAGGATGCGGGATTTAAGATGATGCAGTATTGGTCTTGGGTATTAGCCACAATTGGTGTTACAGGTATATTTTTTGTAGGACGAAAGGCTATTTGGGGTTGGCTTCTACTTCTTTTTAATGAGTGCCTATGGATTATCTATGCAGTAACAACTGAGCAATACGGATTCATTGTTGCTGCTCTTGCCTATGCTGTTGTATACGTTAGGTCTTACATTCATTGGTCTAAAGATAGAGTCAACGAGCTACCCCTGTGACATTTACTGGCACCCTTCTACCTTACCAACCCGAAGCCGTCGACAAGATGTGCGAGCGCGGGAGGGTTCTAGTTGCCTACGACCTGGGTTTAGGTAAGACCGTGTTAACCATCGCCGCTATAGAAAGGCTGATGGATACCAAGAAAGTAAAAGAGCCTGGTCTTATAATTTGTCTATCCTCATTGAAATACCAATGGGCTGGACAGATTGAGAAATTCACAGGTGGAACTTCACGCGCTTTGGTTATTGATGGAACGCCAAAGAAAAGAGCAGAGCAGTACGCCGAAGCTATGGACTGGCGGAATACGGGGATTGATTACATCATCCTTAACTACGAGCAGGTTGTTAATGACTGGGATACCATCAAAGACCTACCAAGAGGATTCGTTGTCCTCGATGAAGCCACAGCCATTAAGTCCTTCAAATCCAAACGTTCCCGAGCAGTAAAGAAGTTAATCAATGCGCCGTATAGATTTGCACTCACTGGTACTCCGATTGAAAATGGCAAGCCTGAAGAGCTGTATAGCATTATGCAGTTCGTTGACGCCAGCGTACTTGGTAGGTTTGATATCTTTGACGCTGCTTTTATCGTAAGAAACTCTTGGGGAGCGCCCCAGTACTACCGCAACCTATCTACTCTTCACACTAAGATGAAGGAAGCCTCTGTACGTAAGGCACAGAAGGACCCAGATGTTGCACCGTATCTTCCAGATACAATTCACAAAGACCCTATGCATATTGTTTTTGACAGGGCATCATCCAAGTTATACACACGCATAGGTCAAGACTTACTATCTGACCTTGATGAGGCGCACGAGCTTTTTGGTTCTAATTTCAACATCATGGCTCACTACGGTATGGAGTCTCGTCGTGGTGGTCCTGAGGATGAGATGCGCGGTCGCATCATGTCCAAGATTGGCGCACTCAAGATGCTGTGCTCTCACCCAGACTTATTAAAGACTAGTGCTACAAAGTTTAAACTAATGAGTGGAGAGGGTTCTTCATACATTGCAGAGCTCGTAGATACTGGTGCTTTAGACGGGTGCAACCGCTCACCTAAATTAGATTACCTAACGCAATATGTTAAAGAGTTCTTAGACCAAAGCGACGATAACAAGGTTGTTATATTTGCTACCTATGTTGATATGTTAGATATGGTTGAAGAAGCTTTAGGTCCTGAAATTTGTCGCAAGTACTCTGGGAGGTTAGATGCTAAAACTAAAGAACGTAACAAAATTGACTTCAATACTAATCCCGATGTACGCGTACTTATTAGTTCTGACGCTGGGGGCTACGGTGTGGACCTTCCTGCTGCTAATCTGCTTATCAATTATGACCTCCCTTGGTCTTCAGGCAGTGCGACGCAAAGGAATGGCCGAATCCAAAGAGCGTCCTCTACCTGGCCCTCAATCGTAATTCAAGATTTAATTATCTCTGGCTCTATTGAAGAGCGCCAGCACGAGATGCTTCAACAAAAGTCTTCTGTAGCCAACGCCATCATTGACGGCGAGGGCATTGAAGATGGTGATAAGATATCCATGACCGTTGACAGCCTCAGGTCCTACCTGACGAACGCCAACGTTTAATGCCCCATAGCTCAGTTGGCAGAGCATCGCACTGTTAATGCGAGTGTCCCTGGTTCGAGTCCAGGTGGGGCAGCGATGCGGTTGTAGCTCAGTTGGTAGAGCGGCACCTTGCCAAGGTGCAGGTCGCGAGTTCGAGCCTCGTCAACCGCTCCATTCCCCTCTCGTCTAACGGTAGGACAGAGCACTCTGGATGCTCTAATTGTGGTTCGAATCCATGGGGGGGAGCTTTACACCCAACGATAATCGTTGGGCATGTACACTTATAGGATGCCTAACTCACCTAAGACTCCTACGCGTACTATTCGCGTATCAGACCAGCTGTGGACAGCGGTCCAGAAGAAAGCTGCAGCTGAAAAGGTTACAGTGACCAGCATTATTATCGAAGCCCTTGAAGATTATATTAAAGTAGATAATTAAATGGGAAAGCACCTAGATAAGATTGCTAAGGCGCTAGCTCAACGTCAAGCAGCTGCGCCAAACGGCTCAGGTTACAAAAAGCCAGGCTCTATGAATAAGAAAAAAACTGGCTACCGTGGCGTAAAGGCTAATAACGCAAAGTAACTTGACAGCCGTCTAGTCATCCATTAAGTTCTACCTAACAGCTAAACGTTAGGAAACTTATGAACACAGATGCCATCAAAGAAGACATACGCCAGTTTAAGGCGTTGAAAGATAATGTCGACCTGCTTACAAAGCGTCAAGCAGAGATTAAAAAAAGATTAACAGAAAGTATTGACGAGTTCGGTACTGAAGATGAGCGCGGACATATCGTTCTTGCAGTAGAAGATGCAGAACAGATTATGAAACAGAAGCGCGTAACTAAAAACCTTGATATCAATGCAGCAGAGATTATCCTTAGTAAAAAGGGTATTAAAGATACGTGCATTAAGATGGTTCCAACATTAGATGAGTCAGCAATTATGGCTGCGTTTTATAACGGACACCTTACTGAAGAAGATATCGATACTATGTTCCCACCAAAAGTTTCTTACGCATTTATTGTAGGTAAGAGTAGTGGACGAGATTGATAACCTATTCTCTGACCTAGATACTTACTATCCAGGTAGTAAGAAAAAGCGTAGAGAGACCAAACCAAAAAACAAACGCGCAGTAAAAGATGATTCCGACTGGACATCCAACGCTGTGTTTAGAAAACTTCCTTCTGGAGAACTACACGAGTTTTATCAGGTGGGTGCTTTGGCACAGGCACTAGGTAGGCCCCTTGTAACAATCCGTTACTGGATTAAACAAGAGTACATACCTCAGGCTCCATATCGCCTATCTGATAAAGAAACAAAAAATGGCGAAAAGATGAGAGGGCGTAGGTTATACTCACGTGCTCAAATTGATGCGATAGTAGAACTGTTTGGAAAGGCTGGACTCCTAGATAAAACTAGGATACAATGGCCTAACCAGCAATTGACTAACGCAATCGCTGAGGCTTGGCAGAACATAAAGTCCGCCGAGCTTAATCTATGAATCAAACGAAACTAAGGAGAAATGCCCTATGGCAATCGACCGTACCGACGAGTACATGCCAGCAACAGACGCGTTTTCAACAACAGCTGTTGATGACCGTCCAGCAACACCAAGCAGCAATGCAGTTCAATCAGGTTGGGCAGCAGCAGAACAGCTGACAACCGCATCAGGTGACTTCCCAACTGAGTTTAAGTTCAGTGATGGTGAGTTCACCGTTATCAAGTTCATTGACCAAACTGGTCCTTTCGCTATCTACAAGCAACACTTCCTACAACAGAAGACTGTTGGCAAGAAGTCTTACGTCTCACTTGGACCTAACGACCCATTGTGCACAAAGCTCGGAAGCAAGCCTGAAGATAAGCGTGCTTTCACCATCGCAGTTATCACCCCGTCAGGCGTAGTACGTCAGATGTTGGTTGCAAGTCCACGTCTCTATAAGACCCTACACTCAGCAGAGTTCTCCCCACAGGGACCTTTGACTAAGAACTACTGGGCTATTAGCCGCACTGGAAAGATGCAGCAAACTGTCTACCACCTACAAGCAATCAAGGCTCGCGACCTTGCAGAGGACTGGGGCATTGACCCAGCTTTTGCTGAGGCTGAAGTAGCAAAGATTGAGCCTTACACACGCTCCATCATTAAGGAGCACACATGGGAAGAGCTAGAAGAAATCGCTAATTCCCTTCTTTAATCACTAGTGCTAGGCTGGGGGCAACACGTGCAACGCCCCCAGCCTTCACTTATTTTTAGGATGCGATGAACATAATAACTACTAAAGAGCAACTCGATGAGATGGTTGCCTATTACTTGAAACAAGATGCCTTTGCTTTTGACTGCGAAACTGTTGGACCACGTAGAGGTGTGTCCGTTGTTAATGAGATTATGTGGCTTAGCTTTGCTACATATGGTCGTGGTGATGTTATTCCTTTAGGTCACCCAAATGGTGAACTGGCTGAAGTTATTAAGCCGCTTACTGGACAAGGTGCTAAGAAGGCTGAAAAAGGCCTAAAGCTTAATGACGTTGACTACTCAAAAAATAAAAAGCTACACACACATGTTTTTACAGAGCCACCTAAGCAGTTACATCCAGCAGAGGTGTTTACTGCACTGCGTCCGCTGTTCTTCAGCGACATGCTAAAGATTGGTCATAACTTAGTATTCGACCTTTGTTCCATCACCAAATACTTTGATGGTCAGGTCCCTGCTACTCCATACTTTGACACCATGGTTGGCTCTTTTGTATACGACAACCGTAATAAAAATAAGTGTGGCCTTGATGACTGCTTAAAGCGTGAGTTGGGCTATGAGATGGAGAAGGGTGTTGGTGCTCAGGTAGAGGTTCACCCATTTAGCATTGTTGCTAAGTATGCCTACCTAGATGCTAAGTACACCTTCATGTTATGGAAGGTTGTTAAAGAAAAGATTGCAAAGGCTGGCGTAGAGAACATCATGGCATTAGAGATGGATGTTCTACGAGTGCTGTGCGATATGAAACTTGCTGGCGCACCTATTGACCAGGATGCTTTGGCTGCTTTACATGTTCAACTAGAAGCAGACATTGAAAAGGCAAGAGAAGATATCTATAGAACTGCTGGTGTTGTATTTAATATTAACTCCAACAGAGAGAAGCAGTACCTCTTGTACTCCCCACAGCCTTCAGGTCGTGGGTTGAAACCAAAGATTTATACAGGTAAAGGTATTAAGAAAGAGGCCGAAGGTAAGGAGTTAACCGTAGAGGACTACTCCGTATCAGCCGAGGCGCTTGAGCCGTATAGAGATAAGGACCCACTTGTTAAGGCAATGCTTGAGTATGCAGACCTTAATAAGTTGTTAACCACATACGTAATCCCATACCTAGGAGGAGAAGTTGTTAGAACTACAGGCGGTAAATCAAAGGTCGAGTATAGAGATAGTCTCCTCGTCAACGGTAAAGTACACGGTGACTTCATCCAGCACGGAGCGGAGACAGGAAGATTCTCAAGTCGTAACCCTAATCTACAGAACGTCCCCAACCCAGCCACCGCGCATGGTAAAGCTATCCGAAACCTCTTCTACGCTCCAGAAGGTTACAAGCTGGTAGTTGCTGACTACTCACAGATTGAGCCACGTGTTATTGCATCAATGTCTAACGACCCTATTATGAAGAAGAACTACCTAGAAGGTGGGGATATCTATACAACTGTAGGTGATGTCATGGGCGTAAACCGTGCAGCAGGTAAGGTGCTTGTTCTTTCTATGGCCTACGGCGTAGGGCCAGACAAGATTGCCCGTTCAATTGGTTGTTCGATAACTGAGGCTAGAGGATTGCTAAGTAGCTTCGGTGATAAGTTCCAGAACGTTAGCGCCTATCGAGCCAAGGTTATTGGGGTTACTAGAAAGGCTGGATTTGTATCCACCGTACTAGGTCGTAAGCGTTACTTACCAGAAATAAACAGCAGGAACCCAGGTGAGCGTGCTGGTGCTGAGCGTCAAGCGTTCAATACCCGTATCCAGGGGTCTGCTGCTGACATCATGAAACTTGCTATGATTAGAGCGCATGAGTTAATACCAGAAGGTGCAAGCCTCCTCCTTACCGTTCACGATGAGTTGGTGACTATAGCTCCTGATAATTTAGTTGATGAAACTAGAGAGGCAATTAGAGAAGCTATGGAAGGCATCAACCTACTAGATATTCCACTGATAGCAGACCTTGCTGTCGTGCAGAGATGGGGAGAGGCAAAATGAGTTTTATGCGTAAGTGGTTTAACAAACGCGAAGAGCCTTATGACATTGAGTATTTTAAAAAAGATATTCCCCTAAGCACTATCGCTAGATGGTACGTATACGATACGGAACTAGGGGAGCCCAACGACGTAGTAGAGTTCATTGGTCTTAATAAGGCTAGCGCCGAGGGTGATGAAAAGGAACGTGAAGACAGCGACCTGCGTTTAGATAACATTGAGTACCTGCTTCCCTACCTACACGCAATTGCTGATATCGCAGCCGACGTTATTACTGGGGTACAGGTAGATGAGATTGTCAAAAGGAACCCTGATGACAAAGAAGAAATTGAGCGTGAACTAGACACCATGAAGGTGCTATATAAAGTTGTTAGCTTATCCGCTATTATTGGGGCCTTCGCCTCTGCTATGGAGATTGGCTTAATTGAGCCAGGGGAAATACAGGAAGCGGAATGGGAGAAAAGGATATTAGATGAGCAGTAATTGGTGGGCAAATAAGTTAGGTACGCAAGCGCCTCAACAGCCACAACGACAAGGTGTTGTACAACCACAACCAGCAACCTATGTACAGTCGCCACAGCCACAGTATCCACCAACACAGCAGATGACACCGCAAGCTGAGCGTTGTCCAGGCTGTGGTAGCAATAACTATGGTGGCGCTACTCCAGAGTCTAGAAAACGATGTTACGATTGCGGATATCCAATAGTCCAATCAGGTAGTGGCATGGGTAGAGGTATCGTTTCAGGTCAACAAAGTGCATGTGCACCGCAACCATCAAGACAAGTCCAGGCAGGCGGATGGAATCCAAATGTCATTATCGGAAAGATTGAATAATGAAAAACGCAGAACTAATTAAAACTATTGCCAGCATTAATAAAAAGTATGGAGACGGAACTGTTGTATTAGGTTCAGAAATTATTGAACAGCCTCCTCGTTTTACTTCAGGCTCTCTAGCCTTAGACGTGTCTCTTGGTGGCGGATGGCCTGCTAACCAATGGCATGAACTAATTGGAGAAGCCAGCAACGGAAAGACTGCTATTGCATTAAAGACTGTAGCAGCAAATCAAAAAGCAAACCCAGACTTCACTACTGTATGGGTTGCTGCTGAGCAGTGGGTAGATAGTTACGCAACTATGTGTGGCGTAGACACCTCACGTGTTTACGTAGTGTCAACTAATATTATGGAGGAAGCGTATGAAGCCGTTATCCAACTTACAGAAAGTAGAGCGGTTGATTGTATTGTTCTTGATTCGCTACCTGCCTTGGTCCCTACAGCAGAGGACGATAAGGAGATGGAGGAATCTACTGTAGGTCGCGGCGCCCTCCTTACTAACAAGTTCTTCCGTAAGGTAGGCAAGGCATCTAAGCGCTCCCTTGTAGAGGAGGAGCGTCCCTTTATCGGAATTATTATTAACCAGTGGCGCTCAAAGATTGGCGTCATGTATGGAGACCCACGCACTACCCCAGGTGGTCTAGGCAAGGATTACGCCTTCTTTACCCGCTGCGAGGTCCGTCGAGATGAGTGGATTGAGGTTGGTACAGGCCAAGAAAAGCGCCGTGTAGGACAGTCAATTAAGGTCCGAGTCCTAAAGAACAAGTCAGCAGCCCCTTCCCAGGTCTCTACCTTTGACTTCTACTTT